GCGCTTATGGGCAAGTGGGAAAAAACCGGCTTGCTTGAAGGTATTAACGCTGATCACTCTCGTCAAACAATGGCTCGCTTGCTTGAGAATCAAGCCCGAGAGCTTCTTAGAGAGGCCAGCACTATGGCTGGCGGCGACGTAGAGGGTTTTGCCTCTGTCGCTTTCCCGATTGTCCGCCGAGTTTTCGGTGGCCTTATCGCAAATGATCTAGTATCGGTTCAGCCTATGAGCTTACCCTCTGGCCTGATCTTCTTCCTAGATTTTCAACACACTCACTCCCGCCTCGGATACAATGAGGACGGAATTCACCTGAAACAGGCTAATGATTCTGTATATGGTGGTGGACGTGCTGGTCAGCAAATCACAGGCGGTGTAAACTTGTCTGGTGATAACGCTGACAAAGGTTTTTATAACCTGAGTAACGGCTATTCGTCACCTACAGGTTCTTCGACGGTTGTTGTTACTTGTCGTGCAACTGGTACTGTTGGTGATCCCACAAGCTGGGGCGATCCTGTCGCCTCTTCAACTGGAAACAGCTATTCGGCAATGGGCGACAAACTTGTTCGCTTTGACGCCGATCTCAGCGGCTCCAATGTTGCTGTAGGTACGATCTTGGTTTCGGCCTTGAACGATGATAATAGCACACTCATGAACATGGACAACCTTATTGCTTTGGACCTTTTGAAGGCAACTGGAAATCGAGGCCCCAGCCGCGTTGTACGCAGACTGACTCAACTTGATCCAGTTCAAGCAACTGGTAGTTCTGAGCCTACGCGAGTTCTTATCGTGTTAGAAGCAACTGGTAGTGAGACTGGTGCGCAGCTTGAAGAGACTTTGTTAGATCTAGCGCGTGCTGAGTTCCCAATTGTTGATGATTTCACTGGAAATCCGGCAGCGGGTTCAACAAACGCTCTTGGAGCAGTTGTTGGTGTGGACTCTTGGGGACTTGAGAACAATACAGAGATTCCTGAGATCGACATTAAGGTCGATTCGGTATCTGTCACTGCAGTAACCAAGAAACTGAAAGCTAAGTGGACCCCTGAACTTGGTCAGGATCTCAATGCTTATCACAACTTGGACGCAGAGGTTGAGCTTACTTCAATTCTCTCTGAGCAGATTGCTCTTGAGATTGATCGCGAGATCATTGAAGACCTTATCAAAGGTGCAAAAGCAGCAACTTATTACTGGTCGCGTAAGCCGGGTAAATTCGTTAACAAAGAGACTGGTCTCTCCGTTAACGGAACTCTATTCCCCGACTTCACGGGTACAGTTTCTGAGTGGTATGAAACTCTCGTTGAGACGATCAACGACTGTTCGGCCCAGATTCACCGTAAAACGCTTCGCGGAGGCGCCAACTTCTTGGTTGTCGGCCCCGAGGTTGCTAACATCCTTGAGTTCACCAGTGGGTTCCGCGCGAACATTGCCGCTGATGAGGATAAAGGACAAGTTGGTGCGGTTAAGACTGGTAGCATGAGCAAGAAGTGGGACGTTTGGGTTGATCCATACTTCCCCCGTAATCTTGTTCTTGTTGGACGTAAGGGTAATAGCTTCCTTGAAAGTGGCTATGTATACGCTCCTTATGTACCGCTACAGGTTACGCCCACTATCTTTGGTACGGAAGACTTCGTACCGAGAAAGGGTGTGATGACACGCTACGCCAAAAAGATGGTTCGTCCTGATATGTACGGCTTGGTTGTTGTTTCTGACCTTATTGGTTAATATTCATTAATAATGAATGAATAGCCCCCTCTCTGTTTTTCGGAGAGGGGGTTTTTTATTTAAAAGAATAAAAACCTTCGTCTTATAACAATTCAAACTATTTATTTTATAGTATTTAAGGAAATAAAAATGAATGGCTGTTCCGACCCTAACACCTAGCAGCGCAACCAGCGCAATAACGCTTTCCTCCGGTAGTTTACCGAGCGAGGTCTCCGGCTTACCTTTCGGGGTTTATTCGACGGATCGTTATTTTCTATCGGGAGCCTCCGATCAAGTTGCCTACACATATAAAAAGCTCGGCGGTGACGTTCTAGATATCGAAATAACCAAAGAGCAGGTTTATACATCTTACGAAGAGGCCGTGCTCGAATATTCATATATTCTAAACATTCATCAGTCAAAAAATGTCCTCTCAAATGTTCTTGGTCAATCAACCGGCTCTTTTGATCACGATGGACAGATTAAATCAGGTGAGCCTTTATCCGGCTCTAACATAAATTTAAAATTTCCTAGATTCGAACTTACCTATGCTAAAAAGGTCGCTTCCGGAATGGCTTCTGAGGCTGGTATCGGTGGAGACAGGACAATATATTCTGCATCTTTTGACACTGAGACAGATCGCCAAGATTATGACCTGCAGACTGTCATTTCTGCTTCTTCCACCGATTCTAGTACCCCTTTTTACGATAAAGTTGGCAATAAACGCATCAATATTACAAGGGTTTACTATAAAACTCCGCACGCAATGTGGCGATTCTATGGATATTATGGTGGTCTAAACACAGTTGGAAACCTATCTAATTATGGTCAGTACGCTGACGATTCAACCTTTGAAATAATTCCAGCATGGCAAAATAAACTACAAGCAATGGCGTTTGAAGATGCTATCTGGACGAGAAATTCACATTATTCTTACGAGATAAGAAACAACAAAATAAAAATATACCCAACCCCAGTCTCTTCAAGCCCGAGCAAGCTTTGGGTTGAATTCTTTGTTCAAGAAGATGCATGGTCAGATCCCAAAGATCGCCAAGGAGGTGCAGATGGTATCAATAATATCAACACCTTGCCCTTCGAAAATGTTCCCTATCAAAATATTAACGCTATTGGCAAACAGTGGATTCGCCGCTTCGCCTTATCTCTAAGCAAAGAGATGCTAGGGTATATAAGAAATAAATTTACGACCATTCCAATTCCCGGAGAGTCTGTGACCCTAAACGGTTCAGAGCTAATCACACAAGCTCAGGCAGAGCAAGACAAATTGCGAGAAGAACTAAAAGGGGTTCTCGACGAATTAACATATGCTAAATTAGCAGAAAGAGATGCCGTGACAGTCGGCAATGTGAACAAGGCACAGGAAAGGTTAACTTATCCTTCCCCTGTTGTTGTGGGATAGTAGAAAATGGCAGATGATAAATGGACACAGCCAACTGCACCTCCTCCTCCAATGTTTTTGGGAGAGAAAGAAAGAAACCTTGTCAAACAAGTTAATGATGAATTAATCGAAAGGGTTATCGGCCAGCAAGTTGTATATTACCCCATTAGTCTGGAGCATACGAACTTTCACCCACTTTATGGAGAGGCGATTCAAAAAACATTTCTAGATCCGGTTCGCGTATATGCTCTCGTCGTTTGGCAAGGGTTCACCACCACAACAACCAACTTAGGAGTAGATAAGCGACCATCAATTGTTGTTCATTTTCACAAAAGACGTTTGGTTGAGGATCAAGATTTATTTGTACGCGAAGGTGATTTTGTTTTGTACGGACAAACCCACTATGAAATAACAAAACTTAACGAACCGCGCCAAATATTTGGACAAGTGGACCACAAAATTGAAATTGAAGCAACGTGTGTAAAATCTCGCGAGGGCCTGTTCGATGCCAGATAAAAAAGATTATTCTTTCACAGGAGTGGAAAGCCCCTCGATTTTACAAGAAGAATTTATAGAACCTTCAACAATAGAAACTGTTGACCGTGCTTTAGTTGGCTGGCTTGAACAAGAAATGAAGATTTTCAGCACAACCTCGAAAGGTTGGAAGAAAGTGCCGGTTATTTGGGCCTCCGCTGAAAGGGCTTATCAAATAAAACACTCAAAAGAACTAAGGGATTCTGATGGCACGCTTATACTTCCGCTAATCTCTGTTGAGCGCTTATCGGTTACAAAAGATCTGGGCAAGAAGGGGGTCTTTTTTGGTGCCCCTGGACTTGATATGGGCCATCAACATGGTGGCCGAATCACTATTGCAAGAAGGATCGTTCAAGACAAAACTGCAGATGTTGCCAATGCAAATTCAAAAAGAAAGAACACAGATTCGGGAAATAAACAAATAAATTTCCCATCGATGAATAAAAATAAGCAAGTTATATATGAGACGATCTCTGTCCCAATGCCAGTTTATTTAGACATGGTATACTCCATTGTCCTTAGAACAGAATATCAACAACAAATGAATGAAATGTTGACGCCTTTTGCAACTCTTGGAGGTCATATAAACTCTTTTACAATAGGTCATGACGGACATAGATACGAAGTGTTTGTCGACTCTAATTTTGCTCAAAACAATAATATCAGCAACATGACAGAAGAAGAGAGGCAATACACAACAACGATTAATGTTAGAGTGTTGGGATATTTAATGGGAGAAGGTCTAAACCAAGAACGTCCAAAGATCATAAAAAAACAAAACGCAGTAAAGGTTAAGATACCCCGCGAGCATGTCATCGTTGGGGATATCTCGGACCACATTGATAAGAGAGGTTTTTATAAAGAATAAAAGGGTTTTTAGAATTTTCTCAAACTATTTATTAATGATTTAAAAAGTGTAATAGCTTTATATTCCTAGTATAGACGCAAGGAGAGCCCAAACAGATGTCTGAGAAGAAATTTAAATTTGTATCACCGGGAATCTTTATTAATGAGATCGACAATTCCCAACGTACCGATGTAGAAGGTCCAATGGGACCGGTTATTGTCGGTAGAACAGAAAGAGGACCCGCATTACGCCCTGTTAAGGTTAGGTCCTTTTCAGAATATGTGGAGACTTTTGGTAATCCGATTCCCGGCGGTCAAGGTGGCGATATTTGGCGCGAGGGAAATAAAACTGCCCCAACATATGCGGCCTATGCTGCTCAAGCGTGGCTAAAAAACAACTCTCCAGCGACAATTGTCCGTCTTTTGGGAAAAGAACACACAGATAGAACCACAACTGGTCGCGCCGGTTGGATGACATACAATTCAAACGTTTCTCCATCTATCCCAAGTAGAACTGCTGCGGCCAACGGCGGCGCATTTGGCCTGTTTGTTTTCGAGGGAACAGCAACCGACCAAACTGGGAACAATGCGTCGACAACGATAACAATCACCGATGCTACGATCATGAACACTGACACCATCGTAATCACTACAACTGATGGAACTACAATAACAGCAACTGGTAACAACGGTGGAGCAACAACCACTACCGACACTAATTCGCCAACTTTTGACGTCGAATACGGCGCCGACAGCGGATCAAGAAACAACACTGCTACTGCCTTGGCAACGTGTCTAGACGCTAACTCTAAGCTAACAGCAACGGCAAACGCCGCAGTCGTCACCGTAACGCAGGTTGCAGGCGGCGTTGCAGGTAATACAACGACCGCTTTTAACGACGTGGGCGGTGGCGGAGTCGGCGCATCAGGCGGCGTATTTTCGGGCGGCGGTGGCCAATATAAGACTCATCCAACCGGAGCTTTAGCCGCGATCTTTTATGTTAATCAAGGAACGATTGGCTTGACAGGCTCTTCTGCCGGTGACGGCGGCCCTGTTGGAGGCGCTGGCGTCTGGACCAAATCCGTTGCTACAGGCATTTCTTTTAAAATGGAAGTTACCGGAGCCTCCGCCAATGCGAATGATCCCGGAACAGAGACAATTACTTTTAACTTTAACGAAACCAGTCCTCGTTACATTAGAAAAGTTTTTAATACGAACCCAACGTTGACAAATTCAAACGTCACAGAAGACAACCCCCCGAAACATTATTGGCTTGGCGAATCTTTTGACGGCCATGTAAAACAACATGTAAGTGGAACTGTCGCAGGTCAGACCTATGCAACTATTTTACCACTGTCAAACGATGCTGCTTCAGTTTATGGCGGCGACTTGAGAAAGTCAACCCAGGCTGCAAAAACAGGCTGGTTTTTCTCTCAAGATCTCGGTCTGGCCTCATCATATGATCCAACGAATATGCAAAATTTATTTAGATTTTGTTGTCTTGATACTGGCGAATGGGACCAGAAAAATATTAAAATTTCTATTGCAGACATTAAAGCTCCTACAAGCACAGAGCAACCATATGGAACATTCTCTGTTTTAGTGAGAAGAATGGACGATACAGATAATGCTGTTCGAGTCATTGAAAGATTTTCAAACTGTAATTTAAATCCAAATTCAGAAAACTTTATTTCTAAAAAAATTGGAGATAAGTATTTAACGTGGAGTGACGCTGAAAGACGCTATACCGAATATGGTAATTATTATAATCGATCAAACTTTATTAGAGTTGAGGTTGATGAAGCTGTAGAAAAAGGCAATGCAAATTCTGAATTTTTGCCTTTTGGTATATATGGTCCGTTGCGATTTAAAGGATTCTCTTTTAGCGGTTCATACGGCCCCTATAAATACGACAACACAGGTTCTGTTGAAACACAATCATTTGTTTCCGGCGCCTTATCTGTTTCGAACTTCTTTGGAACTACAAATTACGATGGACATCAAGGCGCAGGCGGTCAATTCATTCTGGCTATGACGAGTAGTAACTCATCGGCCACCGGCTCATCCGATGGCAAATATACCTCTGGCTTTGTTGGCGCGATCAAATATCCCGACCTCCGCCTACGCGGAAGCTCGCGAGAGGGAACTTTGGCCAATTCTAAAGATGCTTATTGGGGAGTAGACACAACATATAACTCTTTGAAGTTTAACAAGAGCGTTGTTGATGTTCTCAAGGCAAAGCCCTATGGAATCGATGACTTCACCCCAGGAAATACAACAGAATATTCTTGGGAATTCTCTCTTGACAATATTAAGCTCGAAGACTCTGACGCAGACGGCACACCCGGAGCGCCATCAAGCAGCTTTGGTCTTTATGATGAAAACAACCGAACTAGCGGCCTTTCTCTTACCGCGAGATCAGGCTCATATACTTCGGCAAATTGGAAAAACGTACTCACGAAAGGGTTTAACCGGTTCACGACAACTCTTCACGGCGGTTGTGATGGGTTAGATATCACTGAAAGAGAGCCGTTTAGAAACACTATTCTAGGTGCGGACGGCACAACCGAGGTTTCAAGCTATGAGTTCAACTCATTGAAAATGGCTTTGGACTCTGTAGCCGACCCAGAGGTCGTTGAATTTGACACCCTTGTCACACCGGGAATAACAAACTCTACAATTAATTCTCACATGATGAAAATCTGTGAGGATCGCGGTGACTCTCTAGCAATTGTAGATATTGCAGGAGGCTACCAACCAGATACAGAGTCCACTGCTACTGAGGTTGCTAGACTTGGAAGTGTTACAACTACTATAGACAACTTACATGGATATGGATGGAACACAAGTTATGCTTGTTCTTATTATCCTTGGGTTCAAATTAGAGACAATATCAATGGCTCAACCCTTTGGTGTCCTCCCTCTGTGGTGGCTCTAGGGGCCATGTCATTTGGACAAGCCTCTTCAGAGTTGTGGTTTGCTCCCGCTGGCTTCACAAGAGGCGGCTTGTCAGACGGCGCAGCCGGTATTCCGGTTGTAGGTGTTAGACAGCGATTAACGTCGAAAGAAAGAGACCAGTTGTATGACGCAAACATTAACCCCATCGCAACATTCCCAGCAGAGGGCATTGTGATTTTTGGTCAGAAAACGCTACAGGTAACTCCTTCAGCTCTTGATAGAATTAATGTTAGAAGGCTGTTGATCTACCTCAAGAAACAAGTTTCTCGAATGGCTGCAACAATTTTGTTCGATCAAAATGTTAAAGTTACATGGAATCGATTTAGAGGCGAGGTCGAGCCGTTCCTTGCTAGTGTTCAGGCCAGATTGGGTTTACAAGAGTGGAAGGTTGTTCTGGATGAATCAACCACAACGCCTGACTTAATTGATAGAAATATCATGTATGCTAAAATCTTCTTAAAGCCGACCCAAGCTATTGAGTTTATCGCACTTGATTTTGTGATTACTGATAGCGGAGCTTCTTTTGAAGATTAAAAAAAATAAATACGGACTATTTATAGACGAGGAGAAAAAATAAATGCCGACCTTTTGGAGTGATGTGAATGTTGATCCTAAGCGATCTTTTCGATGGTTGTTTTATTTACCGAAAATTGTTGAACCATTTGTGGTCAGATCGGTAAAGAAGCCATCATTTAGCGTGGGAAACATTGCTCATCAATTTGTAAATCACACGTTTTACTATCCGGGACGTGTTAACTGGAATCCGGTAGATGTCTCCTTTGTAGACCCAGCAGGTTCAAACGCTCGCGGCTTCGGAGATGATACTTCAAAGTCGATACTTGATGCAATTGTCGATAGCGGATATAACTTTCCTGACACAATGGCAGAATCAGTTACCTCTATTTCAAAAAATAGTGCAGTTGCTTCACTAGGTGTTCCTCGAATTGAACAAATCGACGCAAACGGAGACACGGTTGAAGAATGGACTTTGCACAATGCTTGGATTGAGAATGTCGACTTTGGAAGTTTAGACTACGGCTCAGAAGAGATGATCACTGTTTCCATGACAATTCGTTATGATTGGGCTACATTTAAAACTGATTAAAAAAAAATAAAAATAATGTTATAATGTATCTATATACATTTTTAGCAAGAGGGATAAATGAGCACAAGAAAAAACGAAGACAGATTGTCAGCACCACAAACGCAACCAACACCACCCCAACCAACACCAGAACTGCCACCACCGCCACCAGAACTCAACCAACCACCGCAACTGGCTTTCGTGGCTCCAACGGAGTTTGTGGAAATTCCAAGCAAGGGGCGATTCTACCCACCCAATCACCCACTTCACAATGTTGATACGATAGAAATTCGACACATGACAGCGAAAGATGAGGATATCTTAGCTTCCTCCGCGCTTCTTAAGAAGGGGATTGCAATAGACAGATTTCTGCAAAATATCATTGTCGATAAAAAAATTAAAATTTCAAAGCTTTTATCGGGTGACAAAAATGCTCTTATTGTCGCAGCCAGAGTAACGGGTTATGGAGAGACATACGACACAAGAATAACTTGTCCGGGATGCTCAAAGAGAGACACGCAATCGTTTAATCTATCAACCCTAGAACTGCAAACTGGTGAAGATATAAGTGAAAAGTTTCCCGAAGTTGAATTGACTTCAAACAACACCTTTGTCGTCGCATTGCCAAAAACACAATTTAATGTAGAGTTTCGCCTCTTAAGCAGTGAAGATGAAAACAAGTTGACGAACCAAGCCAACAATAGAAAGAAAAATAATCTTCCCGAGTCGAGTTTTACAAATCAGTTAAAGATGATCATTGTCTCTATCAACGGACAAGAAGAAAAGTCAACAATTTTTCAAGCAGTAGACAGTTTACCCGCCATTGATTCACGCTATCTTCGTAATCTTTATAATGCCGCAACACCAAACGTGGATTTGAGCTATGAGTATTCTTGTTTTGAGTGCGGATATGAAGATAGACTGGAGGTTCCGTTTACAGCGGACTTTTTTTGGCCTAGATAACAACTACATTGAAGCGGTATATGAAGAGTTTTTTCTTTTAAAATATTATACCTCTTGGAGTTTGATGGAGCTTTATAACCTGCCTGTTGGCCTTCGCCGCTGGTTTCTCAAGCGCTTGGCAAAACAAAAAGAACACGAAAAAGAAGCAGTAGAGAAGGCTCAGAAAAAACAATCCCGCTGATTTTCTTTCACAGATCTATTTATATGTGACGAATAATACCAAAAAGGAGCCCTTCAAACTGATGTCAGAAAACAATGATATTGTCCCTCTCGTAATCGATCTGGAGGAGATAAAGAAAAAAGAAAATCAACTTAATGAAAGCTTCCTGAGAATGTTCGGAGGCCTTATTCAAGGCGTTCTGAAAAGAATGTTTGATCAATCCTCAATCCCAGTAACAGTAAAAGGTCGCAAGACTGATGTTAACGCCTTGGCCCAAGTCCTTGGTCGAGAAAAAAGATATATGGATTCCTACCTTAATCACGGTCTTGGTGACGCCAGAACTTCCCATTCAAAGTGGGAGCTTGAGCGAGCCGTTGGAAATTTCGAAAGAGAGACCGGAATAAAATGGCCACTTACATAAAGGAAAAAAATAACTAATGGCCAACGGTGGCGACAAAAAACCAGCAAATGAAGTCGGCGGCGCAGCACCCGACTCCCAAGCCGATTTTGGTATTACACCGGAGAGTGCGACCGCAGTAGCAGACGCTGCCGCAGCATCAGCCGCCTCCGCCGAACAACACGCAGCCGCCCTTGCTAAAGCAAAACCTCTAATAAGCGCTGTCGCGACCAACGCCGAAAAGATTGCAGCAGCATATCAAGAGGCTGTCGCAGCGCAACAACAAAACCTATCTACAGCCGAACAAGAAGCTCAAGTTAAACAGTCGACCTTAGACGCGGTTATTAAAGAGACAGAACAAGCTCAAATTTTAGCTAACGTTAGAAGCCAAGCCGCCGCTGCTGCAAAAGCAGAAAGCGGGGACGAATGGGAACTTTTAACGAGAGCAGAAAAAAGGGAAGTGACACTTAGAAAGGAGCTTGAATCCCACGAACAAATACGCTCGGCTCTTGCAGAAAATATAGCAAAAAATGACACGATTTTAAATAGCACCTCAAGAATGGCTGCAGAGGTCAAGAACCGAGGTTTAAGCGAAGAACAGATAAGAGCCAACTTGCAGGCACAAAACACCGAATACAGTAACGCTCAGAGCGCACTTGATCAAGTTGTAAAGGCCTTAACGCAACAAATTTCAAAGTGGAGCAAGAGCAACCAAGAGGTTAATCGCTTCTCGGGAATGACAAAAGACCTTCTCAGTAGGTTCACAGGAATAACCGACCAATCTCAAGGAATGATTGCAAGCCTGTTCAAAGCCAAGGATGCGACGGGAGGCTGGGGACAGGCAATGCAGGGCGTCCAGAAAGGGATGCGAGAAACCCTCACTACAACAAATATTGTTATGCAAGCATTTGAAAAGGCGCAGGAAGCAGCCCTGTTCTTGGCGAAAAACGAATGGGATGTCGCCAAAGCCCTAAACAATGCTGAAAAATCATTTATGCGCACAACAGGAGCAGGTGAAAGATATAGAAACACAGTTCACGACATAACGCAGGCCAACAAAGATATAATTCCATCATATGACAAAGCTGCTCAAATGGCCACAGAATTATATAACAATATGTATAAGTTCTCGCAACTTGGCCCAGAGCTACAGAGTCAGATGACTCGATTTGCCACTGTCATGGAGCGCGTCGGAGTTCAATCAGGCACAACCGTCGAGATGTTGAACACAATGACGAAAACGTTGAGAATGACAGAACAAGATGCAGCAACAGCCACCGCAGGTCTTACAGGCTTCTCCCAGCAGTTGGGAGTAAACACAAATAACGCTCTTAAACAATTTAGTCAATTGTCAAAAGACTATGCTTCTTTTGGGGGCCCGAAACTTGTCCAAACCTTCAGGCGAATGCAAGTTATCATGAAGACCACAGGCGCAGAAATGACCACCTTGACCGGAATTGCGAAAAAGTTTGATACTTTTGAAGGCGCAGCCGACGCAGTTGGAAATTTAAATGCAATTCTTGGAGGCCCATATTTAAATACTTTAAAAATGATTAACACAATAGACCCTGCTGAAAGGGTGATGCTTGTTAAGGGCGCGGTCGAAAAAGCTGGTATGAGTTTTGATCAAATGGGGACAAAGGCACACTACCTCAAGAAAACAATTGCTGAGATGTTTACTGGCGGGGACATGGCAGAAGCAGAACGAATGTTTGGAACGCAAAGCTCGGCAATTAGACAGGCTCAAAGCGCAGCCGAGGGATACAAGGGAACCCTTCAAGGTCTTGAGGGTCAAGCGAAAAAGAATGAGACTATGGAAGAGGCAAGAAACCACCGCCAATTAACACTGGCTCAACACACACAAACGTTGTCAGCGGGCATTGATAAGTTAAACGGACTTCTTCAAAACATGGCAGGCATTGCCGGTTCTATTGGGCCGGTGCTCACCACCCTGTTCACTGGTGCAATTTCAGGTTTATCAGGGATGATCGCCAAGCAACTGCTTGCAAAAAGCGGCTTTCTTGATATAGCAGGCGCAGCCAAAGATGCCGCCGCCCCAGCTATGGACGCTGTGAAAGATGCTGCCAAAGGTGCTAGCGGCGCAATCAAAGGGGCTACCGACCTTGCTCCACAAATGGGAGGTGCAATGAAATCGGCTGGCGCCGCAGCGCTAACCGCATTTGGGTGGGTGGCCACCATCACTGTCGGTCTTAAATCACTCCACTCAATTGCAAAGAGTCTCCTAGAGTTTATGGGACCTACCGGGTCCAAAATAAGTAATTTCTTAGGGATGGGCAAAGCTGACACAAAGGCGAGTCTATCAAACGCAATTCCCGGTTTTTCCCGAGGTCGCGATGGTGCCTCTGGAATGGCAAGAGTTCACGCTGGTGAAGCATTGGTCAACTTGCCGAATAATACAAACGTTATTTCAAATGCGAGCATTCAACGACAAGAACAAAATATTTCAACACTGCAGAATATGAATACAAGTATAATGCAAATGATAAGCCGACCAATTCAACAACAAGCCTCCGGAGCGGATGTTCAAATGTCACAGGACCTCAAACGAATTGTCAACAACACGAGAGAGACCTCAGAAAAAATTGTTCAAACTTCAATGCAGAAAGAAAGCAGTGACCGTGCAATGTTCAGCGCCGAAATGTCAATGGAGCGAGCCACAGGCGGTGGTGGAGCCAACGATGTTAAAGTAACTATGGCACCGACCACAATTTCAGTTAACATGAATAGACGAGAAATTTATAGGATAGTGGAAGATTGGCACGCAGCCAACATAAGTATTAATAAATAAGGGGAATAAAAAAATAAATGTCTTTTGAAGATGTTAACAATCGAGGATACATTATAGGGTTCAAGCACATCCCAACAGGAGAAGGGGTTTCTTTTAGAGCCTTTTTAACCTCCTTCAGTGATACATATGTTTCCGACTGGAGTTCTGAAACGGTGTACGGCAGGATGGACCCTATAGATGTCTTTAGAGGCACTCGAAGATCTATTTCTTTAAGCTGGGTTGCTGTGGCTTCAGATGAAAAAGAAGCTCGCAGTAATCTGACCGCTGTTGGACAATTGATTAAAATGCAGTATCCAACCTACACTCACCCCTCGGGCCAAACAAAAACTACTGGCCCGTCCATTATAGAACAACCTCCTCTTATAAGGATGAGATTTGCAAATTGGGTCAAATCGATGAAAACAACAATGGCGCCCACTGCCGCCACGAAATCTTCGTGGTGGTCTCCCCCGTCTCATGCTCTGGATATTCCGACCGGCGGCCTGCTGGGGCATTTAGGGGGGATATCCTTTAGCCCCGATATTGAAGCGGGGTTTTTTGATGCTGGTGGAGAGTTATTCCCCAAGCAAATTAATTTAAATGGAGAATTTACAGCCCTACACGAACATCCGATGGGGTGGTATAAGTCTGGCAAGGGCTGGGTGTTTGGTAGAGATACTGGAAAAAACTTTCCTTACGGCACATCTCAAGAATCGAAGCTTCCAAAAAAAGACGCGACTAAAAAAACCGAAAGTAAAATTCCAGCTAAAAAGAAAGCCGCTACAAAGAAAGTGACAGGGAAGAAGTAACATGCATTCAAGATACATTTTCAGATCAATCGGAATAAATTCAAGCCCCTCGTTCAAAGAGGCGTTTGACTCCAGAGGCGTGAAGTTCATAAGACAGTATAAAACTCCCAAGCTTGTTTATCCTACTGCTGAGCAGATTTCTGAATTAACAACAATTGGTCACGTCTGGTCACTTGGTGACAGATTTTATAAATTGGCTCACGAACATTACGGAAGTTCAGAATTATGGTGGGTTATTGCGTGGTATAATCAAACGCCTTTAGAATCTCAAATTGATATGGGAGATGTTATAGAAATTCCATTTCCGTTGGTTAGGATATTAAGGATGTTGGAGGTTTAATATGGCGGCACCTTGGAGCAAGTGGACAAACGATCCAACTATTAAAGAACAACACGAACGTCAGTTTGATATCGTCCAGAAAGAAAACACTCTCACAAAAGAGGAGTTAGAGCAATATAACGCGCAACTCCAAAAGATGTATTCTGATCAGTGTTTTTTAATGACCTTTGCTGCTCGCTTGAAAGAACAGTTACCAATACCCGCAGAGGATCAAACAGAATATGCAATTTTAAATGGAGATCCCGGCTTGGTGATTAATCATTTAGCTGCGAAGAAATCGATTAAAGAGTTTTTGACGATAAGGCCAGATCAGTTATCCTCCCTGGTTCCAAAAATAGAGATTTATAAAGTTTTTTACAATAAAAAAAAAGAAGGTGAAGATTTTCCATTTAATTTTTCGAACTATACCAACATAGAAAATATAACTAAAAACAACTTTTCTCGCGGCGACGGCGCAGGAATTAAAGATGTGCAGATTACGTTAGAGGGTAAAGATCCCGCAACAAAAAATATTGTCGACGTCAAAGTTCAGTTTTTTTTCCAAGACATTAAATATTTCTTTGCAAAACAGGATGTCGGCGGCGGCAGAACAATGAGTTTGGCACACCTCATTACATACCCAACAAATCCAGAAAACAACGCCAAGAAAGCGGACACATTGTATAAATTTGAAAACATTCATGACCCTGGAATGTTTAGAATAAAGATGGTGGTTGGATGGCAAACCCCTAAAGATACCATGTTACTCTCTAAAGCTCTTAAAGGAGCCGTTAAAGAAACACAACTGATCATGATGCTTGATCTGCAGGATCATCAAATTGATTTTGCAAATGACGGTTCAGTCAGGCTGAATGTTCATTATCGCGGAGCAATTGAGAACGCTTTTTACTCGCAGGCTGCTGACATAATGAGGCTCGACAATTCGCAACTAGACACCATTATTGAAACTAAAAGGAGAATGGAAAAGCTTAAGAAAGAGGTCGGCGAGATAAACACAAAAATAAAAGACTTGGCTCACGATATAGGTCACAAAAAATTCCAAGCTCAAAAGAAAGGTCCGGACGACCTCGTCGCTCATCAACCACAACACTTTATAGATCAGGCCGAAAAAGATCTTTTGGCATCCGCCCGCCGAAAAAAAGAAGATATCCAAGGTCTGGCCACAAGTAATCAGGGATTTGCTGTCCAGCACTTCTTCGCCGACATTGGAGAGACAACACTTTATTTTTTTGATGTAACCGAAACGGAAATAGACACAATAAACGCCGCCGTTTCAATGCTCGGCTTAGCTCAGAGAGACCAGCCAACTTCGCTTAGAAATCTGGATGCGGCACTAGATGATAAGGTGAGAGAAATCTTTAATTCTCTTGCTGGTGGCAATAGAATAACAATAGCTGACAGATCTTATGACCCAACTCAGGACGCCGCCCAATCAATGAAGGATCTCGCCGCTGCCCGCAAGTTACAAAATCAAGATGTCATTAAAGACGTAAAGGGTTCTGCAAAGAAGAAACATTTGCGACGGCTCAGAGAACAGTGGGACTATAAGAGCCCCGATGGAAATTTTAGACGAATAGCGTTTATTAAACTTGGGGATGTTATAAATAATTTACTAAAAAAAGTTGGTCCTGCCGTGGCAGAACAATGGAAGATGAATAATTTGACAATGATGATGGGACCACTAAGGTTCACGGATATGATAAGTCGAAAAAACGTCTATTTGAACCTAGCAGAAGTCCCAATTGATATCCGCGTCTTTAATAATTTCCTTGCAGAAAAGGTTATCGGCGAAGGCCGCTCTTCATATTTCTTTCAAGAGTTTTTAGAAGACTTGATAGGAGAATTAATACACACTGCGATGGACTCTTGTATTCACGGTAAAACAGGCGCTAATCTATCAAACATAGAACTTCTACCCCTCACCGCCGCAGGTTCTGGCCCCAACGGAGTGGGTCGAATAGAGCCCGGAAAAAAATACAATGTTGAAACTCTTGCTAGAATGGGAGCAGACCTTCCATATGTTGATCACGCTCCTGTATCGAACTTACACAATTACCTTCTGCTATATGCTTCTGGGTGGGAACCCGCAAAGCTCACTGGGAATTATTCAGAAGATATAAATAGAAATATTTATCACTTTGTGGTCGGAGGTCCAGATTCAGGTATATTAAAAAATATTTCATTCGGGCAAGCAAACAACCCTACTTGGGCTGTTGCAAACTATGCACAATTAGACCAGGAAAAAAATGTAACAGGGGTAATAAAACCAGAATCTTTTGTGGCTACTATAACAACGGTAGGTAATACCTTGTTTCAACTTGGGCAACAAATATATATCGACAGTACGTTTATAGACGGCGGCGCCAGCAACGTATATAGACTGGCTTTTGGTGGATATTATTCGATTATTAAACTTTCGAGCGCAATTACTGAAACGGATTATGTTACAACAATACAGGCGAAACTTACCGTTCCTGATTGGACAGTTAGAGCGGAGAGTTCTGGGTATTCCGAAAAGACAACCACCGTCGTTGGATTAAAAGAGAGCCAACAGGTCACCTCAGAGGGCAAGATAGAGGATAAGTAAAGATGGCGTTTTATGAAGACAAGACACCCCCGGCGGGTACCAACAGCATGTACCTCCCAGACCGAATGGTGATGCGGCTGTATTATAAAGAAAATATATATCCACCAGAAGGTAACAAGCCTTTGGACCTTTGGTATGCTCGCCCTTTCTATGGAAAGGTGAACGTTGATGGTCGAGCAGTTCACCTATCGGAAACCAACTTGAAAGAGTTTCATCAAGAAAATCTCTTCGCTGCAGACTTTGTTGTTGATGCGTATGGAGATTTCATTAGTGAGCTTAGGCTGGTGGTGCGCACAAAAAGCCTACCAGAAGGTAGTTTTTTAAAAACTCTAAGCCCACGTCGCGCTTGGACAAGTGTTAATAATCTGTATCATGCTCATTTCGCCACCATTCACGAATCATTTGTTAGCAGCTATCTACAGGTTAATAATAAAAAAGATGAAATTAAAGGGTTTGATGATTACATTAATTTATTTTTAAAGTTTGCGCACGAGACTGCACGCGACCTTCCCATCTCCAGAACATCTTTTATACTCTCTAGGTTTTGTTCTCCCTTGACTACTGGGCTGATGGTAGAGGTAGGGTCGGACAAACATGACCAAGACTTTTTTAAATTTGACAGGTATATAAACACTGATGAGTTTGATTGCTATCGAAATACAGCAGCAAAGTTTGGTTTCTATGTTGATAAAAATGCTCCTTGGCGTCTCGTGGCCAACATCGGTTCCCAACAGATGATGAAATATGTTAAACAAAACACCTGCGAGATTATTGTTAGCGAGCCGTGGGACTTTGAAAATCTAACACCGGAAGAGTTGGAAAATTATGATTTTGCTCCGGCTATGTTTAATTGCAATATTCAAGACGTGGAAGAGTTATTTTCAACGTATTACTATACGGCGTCGACATACGATTACCGGTCTTTTAAGATATATATGTTTCAGTCCTATAATACATACGCCAGTGTTTTTCCGTTCTATGAAAAGTGGGAACACTGCACAGCCCAAAAAACAACAAAGGTTTCTCTTCACGACAGGGAGCTTTTTCTTGATATGGCAGAGGGGAACGAGCAAGAAAAGGCATATGATATTTTTCTACAACGATACGACGATTTCTTTTGGCTTCCAATTTATTTTTCCCTTCGAGCAAAAGAAGCTCAGATAAAAATGACGTCACATCAAGAGCACCAAACACTGAGAAGAATTCTGGACATAGCCAGAAGACTTGGTGTGGACAAAGCGGTTGATTATATTGACAATAAAACAAAAGTTTCAAAATTATATTCACCCTCTTCCTTTGGTGGTGATTTTAATATTGACTATTAGCGAAAATATGTTATTATGTATAGGACATGATTTTCCAAACGCTTGACGACAAGAACCAATGCGCTCTAGCTTATTATAATAATAAGATTTCAAAAAAACTCCCAAAAAATCCAACAAAAACTTGGAACTACGCGGAATTCTTAAAGAAATTTCACAACGTGGAATATGCACAGTTGTTCTGCGGAGGCAAAACTCTCGACGAAATATGCCCAGAATATTTGAGACCGGAGTGGGAACGATCCTATGGCAAACTTAAAGCATACTACCGATCAATGGAGGAGGCGAAGCTAAACTTGGAAGAACATTGTTTCTTTGATATGGTTCCCAAAAAGTTTCTTATTGATTATTGTAATGTCAAAAATAAAATAACAGAACATGTTTTGCTGAACTTTGAGAAGCCGAGCAACTACGATTTTTTGTTTTCTCTCAAAAAAGTTTTAACCGAGATCAGATATAAAAAATTAAATGTCGACGTTCTGGCTTTAAGGGGTAGGATGCACGAGGTTAGGACCCACCAGTTCTGCAAAAAGTACAATGATAAGGGAAGATATATCAAATATGATATGTTCGGAACAAAGACCGGAAGGCTCTCCTCTCAGAAAGGTTCTTTCCCCATTTTAACAATGGACAAGACATACCGAAAAGTCCTTAAACCGAACAATGATTGGTTTGTTGAATTCGACTTTAACGCAATGGAACTCCGCGTAATGACTGCTCTTTTAGGGCAACCCCAACCTCAAGAAGATATACATAACTGGAATATAAAGAACGTTTACAACAACCTCCTTACAAGGGACGAGGCGAAAAAGAGAATCTTCGCTTGGTTATATAACCCAGAGTCAAAAGACATCCTGTCTGATCAAGCCTATGATAGAAGCGAGATATTAAAGAAACACTGGGATGGTAAGCAGGTGACAACAATGTACAACAGAATAATTCCAGCAGGAGAACACCACGCTCTCAACTATATCATTCAGTCCACTGCCGCCGACTTGTTTTTACGTCAAATGATTAAGGTGTGGGAGAACTTAGAGGGTAAAGATTCTTATGTTGCGTTTTCGCTTCACGACTCTCTTGTATTAGATTTTTCTGAAAAAGATATGCGAGATCTGGTAAAATTAAAAGGAGTATTCGCTGACACAGATCTTGGAAAGTTCCTTGTTAATGTCTCAGCGGGGAAGAACTTTGGAGAAATGAGAGAGTTAAAGATATGATTGTAATTGGACTCGGTAAAGCTGGCTGCGCCATCGCAGAAAAATTTAAACAATATCCACAATATGATATATTTAAAATGGACGTTGGATTGAAAGGAAAAAAATGTTTCAACATGCCTTCTTTCCCACATCCAGAACAATACGAAAAAGATGGTCCAATACTTAAAGTTCGGACTTTTTTAAAAGGAGTTGAGAAGAAAGATGTCCTGTTCATTTGCTCTTGTGGGATTATATCTGGTGTTTCACTGCGTGTTTTAGAACAACTGGTTAAGAAAAAATGCAAGGTCACCATACTCTACATTCAACCTGATCGACAATTATTGGGCGAGATGAAAATTAAGCAAGATAATTTAATGTTCGGGGTTATGCAGGAGTACGCTCGCTCGGGGAAGTTCGAGAAGGTTATCCTTGTCTCAAACAAATACATGTCTGAGGTAATCGGAGAAGTCCCAATCAGAGAATATTATGACAAGGTGAATGAGGCAGTCGCTTCAACCTTTCACATGACCAACGTCTTCTCACATTCAGACCCTGTGCTTGATACGTTCTCCCCCGAAGGAGTTCCCTCTCTCAGGATTACAACACTCGGTTTGGTTAATTATAACAGCGGAGAAGAAAAGTTGTTTTTTCCTCTTGACAAAATTCGTGATGTGCGGTATTATTATGCCATGCCAAATAAGATTCTAGACGAGGACGGAAAATTGTTAAGCAAGGTTACTGATCAAGTAAAGAGTAAAATTGAATATGAAGGAATGAAAACAAGTTTCGGAATATTCTCAACTCAATACGACGACGCTCTTGTCTATTCTTTTTCCCGCGCCTCAATGGTTCAGAAAAATGAAAAAAGTCTTTAAATCTTATTTGACATATGCTATAATGAAGACAGCAAGATAGAATATTGGCTATTTTGACTTTAACAAATTAGGAGAAAAAAATAATGGCTTTAGATATGAGTAGAATGAAAGAGAGAATGGATTCTCTAAAAAATAATGGCGGTGGAAACAAAGATTTCTGGCGCCCTCAAGATGGTGAGCAGACCATTCGAATTGTGCCGACAGCAGACGGAGATCCCTTCAAAGATTTCCACTTCCACTATAACGTGGGAACAAATTCAGGATTCCTTTGTCCGAAGCGTAACTTTGGAGATGAGTGTCCCGTTTGTAACTTTGCAACAAAACTTTACAATGAAAAGACTCCCGAGAGCATTAAAGAAGCAAAAAAGTTCTTTGCTCGACAACGTTTCTTCTCGCCAGTTCTTGTCCGAGGAGAAGAGGCAGACGGTGTTCGTATTTGGGGTTACGGTAAAATGGCATACGAGAGTTTGCTAGCTTTAGTGTTAAACCCTGAGTATGGTGACATCACCGATGTTGATGAAGGTACCGATCTTGTGCTTTCTTATGGAAAGCCCGCAGGAGCATCGTTTCCTCAAACGAAATTGACTCCCCGCCGCCGAAGTTCCCCACTTTGCGAGGATTTAGATGCGACACAATGTGCAGAAATGCTTGATAATATTCCGGATTTTGATGGCCTCTTCGAGCGAAAAACCGCCGACGAGGTGCAAACAATGCTGGATGAGTATCTTCTTGATGAAGATGATTCTAGTACAACTTCTTCTGAAACGACCCGCTACGGCTCCAAAAGCAGTGGTGACCCCGCTACCACTTCAGATGAAGTCAATTCGGTAGAAGCCTCATTTGATGAGCTTTTATCAGCAAACGCATAAATTGTGTTTCTAGGGGGGCTTCGGCCCCCCGATTTTTTAAAAAGGAGAAATGATGGTTTCAAAGAAAGAGAAAGCGGGAAAGCTTTCAATCGCTGACATGCGCAAACTTGTCAATAAGAAGGCCGGGATGAACGTTGCTCACAATCTCAATGAAAGCAGTCCGACAATAGTCAAGGATTGGATTCCGACAGGTTCGAGATGGTTGGACTCTATTATTTGCAGAGGACAGGTCGCAGGTATTCCGGTCGGCAAAGTTACTGAAATTGCTGGCCTAGAGTCAACAGGTAAAAGTTATATGGCGGCCCAGGTTGCTGCCAACGCTCAGAAAATGGGCATTGATGTTATTTATTTTGACTCTGAATCTGCCATCGACCCAGGTTTTTTAGAAAAAGCAGGCTGTAATGTCGACAATGTTTTATATGTTCAGGCAACCTCTGTTGAGTTTGTTCTGGAAACTATCGAGGAATTGCTCGGCTCCAATGAGAATCGGATGTTGTTTATCTGGGACTCCCTCGCACTGACACCCTCGGTATCCGACATCGAAGGAGATTTCAACCCCCAGTCTTCAATGGCTGTCAAGCCAAGAATATTGGCAAAGGGAATGTCAAAGCTAACAGTCCCAATCGCTAACTCGCAATCAACTTTGCTGGTTTTGAATCAACTAAAAACAAATATTACTCGATCTCCAGCGGAGGCAATGACAACTCCGTATGTTACACCCGGAGGTAAGGCTCTAATTTATACTTATTCTCTGCGTGTTTGGTTGACTGGTCGAAAAGCAAAGGCTTCATTTGTTATGGACGACAAGGGATATAGGATAGGTTCTGAGGTTAAAGTTAAGCTTGAGAAGAGCCGCTTCGGAACGCAAGGGCGCAATTGTTTTTTCAAGATTCTTTGGGGTGAAGAGGTCGGTGTTATGGATGAAGAGTCTTGGCTCGAAGCGATCAAGTCCTCACCACATATCAAGACTGGAACTTGGTGGACTCTGACCTACGCAGATGGTAAAGAAGAAAAGTTTCAGTCATCCGGCTGGTTGGAAAAATTAAAAAATGAAAAATTTCGTCAACGCATTCTTGAAATAATGGATGAAGAGATTGTTCTCAAGTTTCACGAGCGCACCGGAGATGCTGAAAACTTTTATGACGCTGATGAAGAAAAAACTTCTTGACTTCTTAGGAAAAAAAAAGTATACTACCTATATGAGAATTGGAGATCTGGTTAAAATAAATGACAATCAAGACGATAAAATGGGAGATCTTGCGACAGTGGTTCAAACTCTTCCATTCACGGGAGAGGTTGTCGTTCAATGTGTTAAGAGTAACACTCCCTGGATCTATTATTTAAATCAATTGATATTGATAAGCGAGGTAAAAAAATGAACAAGTCTTTAAAAAAATCTCTTAAGAAAGTTCCCTCACACTGGAAAACGGAATCAAGAATTTACGGAGAAGCGTGTGAGTTCTGGATTGCTGAACACTATGAATGTCCAGTTTGCAATGAAGGGGAATTAAAAAAGCTTACAGCAAATGAAAAGTCTGTAGACCACCAGTGTTCTAGTTGCGATGAACTTTTTCAAGCGAAAGCGCACAAGAAATCTTTCGAGAAGCGCGACGGAAGCGTTGGCTTTATTGGAGCAGAGTACGCGACCACTGTTGCCTCTCTCGAAAAGGAAAAGAAATGGAACCTAATCCTTGTCGAATATGACAAGGGATCAGCACAAATTAAAAGAGTTGGAACAGTTTTGAAAGAGAACATTACAAAAGATAATGTTATTCCAAGAAAACCCTTAAGCGAGAATGCACGACGTGCAGGGTGGCAGGGTTGTAATTTTAAATTTAATAAAAATGTTGTCAATTTTGGCACGGGAGTTGCAAATGAATAGTGTTAATAGAAAGGAGAACATTTTTAAAATGTGTATTTTATATGTATTAACAAGCGGTATGATGTTTTCGACCGCTGGTTGTTTTGCGGCAGTCGAGGTGATTGAACCACACGATGTGGTATATACTTCACACGCACCAGTTCACGTCGAAGTTCGTAGGATTACACCAAACAACACTCGTTATCACTGGGAGTATGATCCCTATACTCGCGCCTATCACCGAGTTTATCACCGCCATCGTCAGCGTGTTCGCTATCACAACAGGGTTCGAGCGAGCCGTTATCATAAGAGAGTTCGCGTTCAGCGTCACCACAAGCCTCGCTTAAAAAAGCGAACAGTAACTCGCCGGTATAATAAACGCGGCAAACTACGCAAAAGAACAGTTCGCAGACGATACCGTTAACAGGGGGTCCAGTTGCTTGATACAAAATATCTTTATAACGATGACATTGGCAGAGTTCAACTGATTCAGCACTGGGGTGACGACAAGATGGTCGTTAATGCAGCCCGAGTTTCTTTTGGGCAGGATAACGAAGAGGGGCTTAACGAGAGAGACAAGAAATTAATTAATTATCTCGTCAAGCATCGTCACACTTCAACCTTAGAGCATTGCGGATTGACCTTCAAGTTTGTCGTTCCGATGTTTGTCGCACGACAGCATATGAGACATCGAACTTGGAGCTACAATGAAATCTCCAGAAGGTATACTTCAGTTGATTTAAAGTTCTATGAACCTAAGATGTTCAGGAAGCAACACGACTCAAACAGGCAAGCATCAACAGACGAGTGGTTCGAACCGAAAAGACCCTCTCGAACCATCGATCCCCCAATATCTTATTACTGGGTCATCAGAGGCCATCACGACAAAAGTATAAAACTTTATGACGAGCTTATCGATGCTGGGGTTTCTCGTGAGCAAGCTCGCGGTGTGCTACCGCAAAATATGTATTGCGAGTATTATGGCACAGTTAATTTAAATAATCTTTTTAAGTTTGTTGGTCTTCGGACACACGAAGGAGCCCAGTGGGAAATCCAGAAGGTTGCCGAAGCTTGTATGAGCATTGCAACAAACTTGTTTCCCGAGAGCGTTAAAGCATACGAGGTGAATAAATGAATCGACTCCTTGTCGTTGACGCATTAAATATGTTTACAAGAGCTTGGATTGTGAACCCAAGTCTTTCAACCAATGGCAAGCCCATTGGAGGGACGGTGGGCTTTCTTAAGATTCTTCAGAAGGTTGTTCGAGAAACAAAACCAGATGGAATCATCATCTGTTGGGATGGTGCCGGGGGCTCAAACAAGAGAAAAGCTCTCAACAAAAACTATAAAGAAGGTCGAAGCCCGATTCGTTTTAACCGAGGAGATGTCAATACTTTGACAGCCGAGGAAAGTTTAAAAAATAAAATTTGGCAACAACAACTCCTCGTTCAGATTCTCAACGAGATGCCAACAGTTCAATTGATGTTGGATAGCGTCGAAGCTGATGACATCATCTCTTTCGTTGTTCAGCATCCAAAGTATTCCAACTGGCAGAAGGTTATCTTCTCAGCGGATAAAGATTTTTATCAGTTGTGCGACAGCAAGACAATTATATATCGACCACCACACAAATCCGGTCTTCCTCCGGAGATTGCAAACAAACATCGCATCCTTGAGAACTATGGCATTCATCCAACAAACTTTGCTCTGGCAAGAGCTATCGCTGGAGACAAGTCCGATAACCTCGAAGGTGTGCCAGCGGTTGGAATACCAACAATAGCGAAGAGACTGTCATTTCTCGCTGAAGAAAAGGCATATACCATCGATGAAGTTGTAGATTTCTGCGCCTCGGTCGAGAAACCTCTCAAAGCACA